CTATTCCAAACGTGGCGGCAATCACTGAGGCGCTGGTCGCGTCATACGAAGAGACAAAGGCGGGGCTGGTAGACAGGGAGGCGGTTGCCGCCGAAATGTGGCGATACGACCAGACCAAGTTGTACGAGGCGAGTTGGAAGCCGCTCATCAAGTTCATGACCGAGCGCAAGCGACCGAGCGCCGACGCGCCGCTCAACCGCGCGCAACGACGCGCAGCCAAGAAATAGCCGTGGGCTATCCATACCCGCTCGCACCGACGCAATGCCGAGGCTGCGGTAAGGAGTTCACGCCTATCGACCCACGTCAGACTGACTGCAAGAAGGGTTGTGGAAGGTCTAAGCGGGAGCGCCAGACCAATGAATGGATGCTCGCCAATCGTCCGAACCTGCCAACCGAGCCATGCCTGAACTGCGGCAAGCCAGTGGCGCAGTATCGGAACAGAAGGCACGATGGCGGACTAAGACATTGCTCAAGAAGATGTGCCGCTGAACGACTCGGACTTCACGAGGCGCTGATTGAGGCGAATCGTAAACAAATGCTTGCAGCAACTTGGCCGCCATTGGATACAGCAGGACCTCGTTGCCGTTTGCCTAAAGGTTGCATTGACTGCGGCACAGGGCTTCGACTTGGCAGATGTCAGGCGCACGCAAATCAGATGTTTTCCCTTCGGCAGCAACTGCGAACTAGATTCGTATGGCTTTTGCCAAGAACCTGTCCGCAATGCAGCAAGGTATTCAAAGGTTGGGGTCAAGTCAAAACCCTATGTGACGACTGTCGGCACGAGAACTTTAGGGCGCAGCGTAAGTGGGCGAACATCAAACGAAAGCACCGTATGACTCAAGGCTCAAGCAGCATCTCACCTGCCCGGCTATACGAGTTGAATGACCGAATGTGCGCTTTATGCCATCGTGTGACTGACCATCCGCGTGTGTGGAAAAACTGGACGAACATGAAGAGATGGATGCCGAACGCTCCAACCGTTGACCACATTATCCCGCTTGCAAAAGGTGGCACTCACACATGGGACAACGTGCAACTGGCGCACTGGTCTTGCAATAGTCAGAAGAGCGACATGATTGTGGCGGGGCTATGATTATTGTGCCCATCGTGCGACGGACGATACCCAGCGCCGAGTGCTGCACAGACGTGTGCAGGTTAGGCTAGGGGGGATTTATGTCAGGACCAGCAAAGACTCCAAACGAAATCAAAGCAAAGCGCGGGACGTTGAAGCCGTCTCGTGCTGTTGTTGTGCAGCTCGCAGGCAGCCTGCCAAGAGCGTCCGAACTGGGCGTGCCTGACGGTTTGGGACCGATTGCGACCGAGGCCTGGCAGCGGATTGTTGATTACGCTGGCGCATGGATTGCGGTAAGCGACCGCGACGCACTGACGATGCTCGTCAAGGACATCGAGTTCCTCGCTGGCCTTGAGGCTCGCCTCGCAACCGACGGTCCAGTGCTGTACACCGACAAGGGCTATGCTTACGCTCACCCAGCAGTGGGCATGAGGACGAGCGCAGAGGAGAGTATTCGCAAGTGGATGAATCACCTCGGACTGACTCCAGCCGACCGAGCCAAGTTGGGCATCGCGATGGTGGAGAGCCAGAGCCGCATAGACAAGTACCGCGACAGGATGCAGCAGAAGGCTGGCCACCGCGCTGGCTGACGCCAGTCGCCAACGCTGACCTCACTCGCAGCCTGGGCGACATCGTTGCCGACTTCGCCGAGGACCTTGTACCCATCGCCAAAGACTCGATTGCCGGTGCCTCTGGCGAGCCGCTCCAGTTCCGCATCTGGCAGAGGCGTCTCCTTCGCAGGATGCTGGCACGCAAGGAAGACGGCACCTTCACGCATCGCTTCTTCCTGACAGGCATCGCACGCAAGAACGGCAAGACCGCGCTCGCCTCTACCCTGCCGCTCTTCTTCGGACTCTATGGCGACAAGGGTGGCGAAATCTACTCAGCCGCAGCCGACCGCGACCAAGCCAAGTTGGTCATGAGCCATGCCAGACGAGCCGTTGAGATGAGTCCAGAACTGGGCGAGCAAATCAAGCTCTTCCGAGATGCGATGGAGTTCAAGGGGACAGGCACCGTATACAAAGCGCTCTCCTCTGAAGCCTTCACGAAGGAAGGACTCAGCGCCTCACTGGTCATCGCTGACGAGTTGGCGGCATGGCCGAGCCGCGAACTCTTTGACGTCCTCTCGCTCTCAATGGGCGCACGCCGCTCGCCGCTCTTCGTCGCTATCACGACGGCTGGACAGCGCATGGACTCGACTGGCTCCGACTCAATCGCCTACACGCTCTACCAGTTGGCGCGGCGCCGCATCGCTGGAGAGAACGATGACCCGACGCTCGGCATGGCGTGGTGGGAAGCTGCTGACGACGCCTACCTTGACGAGACCAAGTGGAGCGAGGCGAATCCAGGACTGCTCAGCGACCCCGCCATCCTGTCGCTGGATGACCTGCTCTCAGCCAAGAAGCGAACGCCTGAAGCCGAGTTTCGCACTAAGCGCCTGAACCAATGGGTCAGCAGCTCACAAGCCTTCCTGCCGACTGGCACATGGGACGCCTGCAAGGATGACCAGATTGCGCTGAACAAGGAGGACGAAATTGTCCTCGGCTTTGACGGCTCGTTCAGCAATGACTCTACTGCCATCGTTGCTTGCCGCGTGGCAGATAAGGCGTTCTTTGTGCTTGGGCATTGGGAGAGACCGCTCGATGCAGAACTCTCCTGGCGCGTGCCGGTGGAAGAGGTCGAGGCCAAGATGCTGGACATCTGCAAGGCGTTCAACGTGCGCGAGATTGTCTGCGACCCATTCCGTTGGCAGAGGTCAATGGAGGCGTGGCAACAGATGGGTCTGCCTGTGGTGGAGTTTCCACAGACGCCAAGCCGCATGGTTCCAGCCACCGCTGCGTTCTATGATGCCGTTGTCAATGGTCGCGTGAAGCACAATGGGGACCCAAGCCTCGCCAGACACGCAGCCAATGCGACGCCGTATTACTCGCGCAATGGGCTTATGATTCGCAAGGAGAGCAAGACCTCGCTCAAGCGCATTGACCTTCTGGTCGCTGCACTCATGGCACACAGCCGAGCGGGTACACTTGGGAACGCTCCAGCGCCGAAGCCGCGAGCCGAAGTGAAGTGGATTGAGTTATAGGGAGAACGATGGGCCTACTTGACCGCATCCTCGGACGCGAACCAAAGCAAGAAGAACAGCGAACCATCGGTGGACAATGGTTCTCGCCAGACCCGAACTACGCTGGCGTCCGAGTCACCGAGGAGAACGCAACCAGCATCGGCGCCGTCTATGCGGCAGTGAAGTTGTACGCAGACACGGTTGCCGGCATGCCGTGGGACACCTACATCCGCATTGACGGAACGCGCCGACCATACCGACCGCGACCGCGCTGGATGGACACGCCGATTCCAAACAATCCGAACTACACCTCCTTTGACTTTAAGCATCGAGTGGTGACGAGCCTGCTCATTGACGGCAATGCGTTCATCCTCTGCCTGCGCGACTCGTCCGACAATGTGATTGAGACGCGAGTGCTTGACCCAAACAAAGTTGAAATCAAGACAGGCGAGTTCGGCGAGCCGCTCTATCACGTGGAGACTCGTGAAGGAAGCGTCGTCCTGACGGCTGAAGAGATTGTCCACATCCCGCTTTTTGCAACTGGAGAGAATCATCGTGGACTCTCGCCAGTTGAGCATCACGCTGTGACACTCGGACTTGCAAGCGCGACGCAAATCTTCAGCGCGAAGTTCTACCAGAACGGCACCACGCTCGGCGGCGTGGTCAAGGTTCCAGGCGAACTGACGCAAGAGCAGGCAGACAACCTGCGCTCAGGATTCAGCCGACGACACGAAGGCGTGGAGAAGGCGTGGCGCGTGGCGGTTCTCACCGGCGGCGCTGACTATCAGCAACTCGGCATGAAAATCAGCGACCTGCAGTTGGTCGAGACCATGCACTACGGCGTGGAAGCCATTGCGCGCATCTACGGCGTGCCGCTGCACATGCTTCAGTACCCAGGCGGCAACACCTCCTACGCTTCGGTCGAGTTGATTGGCATTGAGTGGCTCAGGCTCGGACTCGGCCCACTCATCGCACGCCTTGAGGCTGCGTTCCAGCGCCTCGTGCCAGGCAGCCAGCAGACCTTCCTCAAGTTCACCCTTGATGGATTGCTGCGCGCCACCACGCAGGAGCGATACAACTCCTACAGCACCGCGCTGAACAATGGTTTCCTCAACGTCAACGAAGTGCGCGCACTTGAAGACCGCGCGCCTGTTGATGGTGGCAACGAATACTGGAAGCCGCTCAACATTGGCACGCTAGGACAGGAGCCACCTCAGTGAGCTACATCATCACCGACATTGACGGCACGCTGACGACCAGCGGGGACACGCCGAACCAGCCCTACATTGACTGGCTCAAGAGCCAAGCCAATGACTTCGGCGCGGAGGTCATCGTGGTCTCTGCGCGACCAATTTCACGCCTTGCCGAGACTGAGCGATGGCTTGAGGAGAACCTCGTGCCGTACAAGGAAATCCACCTGCAGGACTTTGGCGAGAGCAATCCAGCCGTGAACGAGGCGTTCAAGGCGTACAAGTATTCCAAGTTGCAGGAAGAGTACGGCGACGAGATTGCGTTCCTCGTAGACAACGACGCTGAGGCGCGCGATGCGGCGGAAGGCATGGGCATCCTCGCCTATACGCCAGACGAGGCGATGTCGCTGACCGTTGATGACGGCGAGAGCGAAGATGAGGAGATGCGCGTCCTGATTGACGTGCCTGAGTACATTCAGATGGCAGCCGCAAAGGGCATCACCTACTTTGAGAACGGATTCGCCGGTGACGG